AAATTACTGGAAGCATTTGAAACGTATGGAGCTAAGAACACACAGATCCACAGCACTGTAATCGGGCCAATTGATGAAATGGATGTAAAGAAGATGAATGCAGACTTATTTCCATGTTTGTTTGTGAATCTTAGTGCTGGAAGTATTGACAAAGGTGAAGCAGAATTGACAGTGGAGGTAATCATTGCCACAATGCAACCAAGTGATTTGAAGGATCGTGCATGGATTATCAGCAATATGTTCTATATGATCAAAGATGTGATTGCATTAGGCCACAATCATGCATATGATGACAGCAAATTTATTCCGAGAGCAACAATGGAGCTACCAGTTGCAGTATTACCATTCAATGTGAGATTTGAAAATCAACTAATTGGCTGGACTGCTGATCTGAACTTTTCAGTAGATAACACAAATGATGTGTGCTTAATACCTATGACATGATCACAATGATGATTGACAGTGTGAAGTATGATGCACCACTCACTACAAAGATCATGCATGATGTAGCGATGAGATGGAAAAAGAATGCACTTCAGATGCTAAGGAGGCAAGGACACAGAGCAACTGGAGCACTGGCTAACTCAATGAAGTTAGAATGGGAGCTGAACCAAGACAAAGATGAATGGACAATTGAACTCACTCCAGATGTGGATTATTGGCAATATGTAGATTCTGGTGTTGATGGAGTGAATAAGAAATATAGTCGGGAGACTTTCAAACTAATGAACTCAAATACCAGAACATTCAGCTTCACAAATAAGAAACCACCACTGAAAGCAATTATGGGATGGTTAAAAGTAAAAGGATATCAAGGCCGTAATGCAAAAGGACAATTCATAACAGATAGATCATTTGGATTCTTAGTACAGAGAGCAATATTTCAAAGAGGATTAAAACCATCATACTTTATATCTAAAACTGGTAATAACATTCTAAAGAAATACTCAGATCCAATTGCTTCTGCTGTTGGTCAAGATGTAGCAAATATCATAGCTAAGATATTGTAATAAAATAACAGAAACGAACATATATAAAAATGGCATACATCGTAGAACAACAACCATCTGAAACAGCTCTCACAAGCACACTACAACCAACTATCTTCACAGTCTCTGATGTAGGATTCAGTGGATACAAATACAGATTTGCATTAAAGGTAAAAGATGATGCTGGAGTAGTATTGACAGTCTTAGCATTACAGCCAAATAATAATGAAGCAGCCACATTCAATATTTCTCAAGTATTAGATAGTTATGTAAAGACAACAGAGATACAAATACCATTAGATAATTCCAGTTTCTCAATTCATCTTCTTGGTAAAAAAGTCTTAACTCAGCTATGTGCAAAGGGAGCATTTACAGCAAGAAAGTTTTTGATTGATGTTGGATACATAAAATCAGCAACAGCTGATGGAGATGTTTCATACACAGTGCAAGATTCAGATAACAAAGTATTTGCAATAAGATGGGCTGGACAAACTTCTGATTTTGCAAATTGGAATAAAGTGGAAATAAATGATAAGTTCATAAGCGAATTTTCAGAAGCAGCTCCATCATATGATACTCCAATGCTCAGTGAGATACCTTTGAATGGAACTGGAACTTGGCCATCTGGATTGAATGCTTCATCAAGTCTATTCAAAGACAATGTAACAATGACATCATTCAGAACATTAGCAACTCCAACTGGAACTGCAACTGGATATGATCTTAATCGCAGTCTAAACTACTATAAAATCAGAGTAATGAATGGAGCATCTGAAGTTGGTATCTATGATGTAAACACATCAACGTCTGGTGGAGTGGCATCTGGAGCAGCTGGATCAGATAGCATGATATCATTTGTTGGAACTGGGCCAATGAACTTAAAACTTCAAACTGTCAATGCTGGACTTGCAACAGCTATCAATGGCACTTGGACACACTATGATGTGGTGGCATATACATCCGCTTCATTAAACACATCTAATCAGCTCTCAGGGATATACAGATACACTCAAGTAGAAGAATCATGTTTATACGATGCATTCACTATTGCATTTCAAAACAGAGCTGGAGCATATGACTACATAGATGTATTAGGTGCGCAAACCAATACAACCAACGTAACAAGTAAAGCAAAGTATGTAGGCAAGTCAGGAAACTATCTTGATACAAGTACATCTGTTAATTGGGCTGCATATGGAAGGAATGGAGGCACTACATTTAGAGATGTAAGATCTAAGAGAGGAATGAAAGTATCAACTGGATGGTATGATGAAAGCAGAGATGTTTTGATAGAATCATTGATAGTATCACGCAAGGTTGTAATGATAGACAGCAATGGAGACATAAGACCAATAGTGATAAAGGATACAAACTATCTTGAGAAAACCAGTCTAAGAAATAAGCTATTCGCATATGATATAAATATTGAATACGCAAAAGAAAGAGTATCATGATTGAGCTACAAGCGAGAGTTGGAGATCTTTATGATTGGCATACTTTGGAATTATCTGAAGATGCAGCTATACCATTAACATACAGCTTTGCTAATCCAGAGAAATTAATGAGTAGAGAGGCTCCATATTCTGGAACGTTTCTCTTGCCATTCTCAAACATAAACAATGACTTCTTTGAGAACTATTTTATGATAGACCTTTCACAAGGAGCATGGAGTACGGATGTATTTAGGCCAGAGAATCCAGTTCAATGCACTCTGTTGAATGATGGTGTTGCTTTGATAGAAGGAGTATTGCAGTTGTTGAGTGTTTCTAAAACTGGCCAGACATATGAATGTGCTATAAGTGGAGGTGCTGGAGATCTATTTACACAGATGGGCAATACTAAGCTTAGAGATGTATTTGCAAATCCAGCAAACTATGAATATGACAATACACCAGCAAATGTCATTGCATCATGGAGTGGAGATATTACAGATGGAGGTGTTGGATCTGGTGTGCTTCGTATTCCATTAGTAGATAAGGCACTCAGTCAAGGAGGGCGTTTGTATGGTGATTTTGGAGTTGATGAAGGTGTATTTACTTCAAACTATCTACCACCAGCACATCTGTTACCATTCATGCAGATAGATCATATTTTTAGAGAGATATTAAACTTTTTTGGATTCTCTCTTGAGAGTACGTTCATGGCAACTTCTGTATGGACAAATTTATATATGAGTTTAGGCAATGGAGCTAATGGATTAAAAACAACTCCATATTATGGTTTTAAAGCTGGATTGAGCTTAGACATAACAGCAGCGGCTGGAAGTGATACTTTTGTCATTCCATTCAATGATACTTCTGGAGTGAATCTTTATGATCCAGATGATAGATTCAATGAAACATCTTTTTCTTTTATTGTGCCAAGTGATATGTGGGCGGTGTTTGATTTCTCATTTGAGATAGATAATACATCTCAGGCTAATACTTGGGGAATTTTTAATGTTGAGTTAAATTCATCTGATACCATTCTATCAAGTATGGGTTGGTCATTGGAACAAGGTCAAACATACTCAGAACCTTTTTCATATACTATGCCACAAGCAGTATTCTTGGAATCTGGCATGGAAGTGCAACTGACTATGACAACTTATATGGAGGGTTGTATCATAAAAAAGAATCCATTAACAACATTCTTCAGATGGTTATCATATGAGAGCACAACAATAAGTGGTGAACCAGTTGATACGATTGCTAATATGCCAGATATCACATGCGCGGCATTCGTGAAAGACTTAGTTCAAAGATACAATCTCACTCTATTACCATCTACAAGTCCACAGCAACTCATATTAGAGCCATTAAGCGACTATATAGCTTCAGGTGATGTATTGGACTGGTCTGAGAAATTAGATCATTCACAACCGTTTATTGTAAAACCAGCCACAGAGCTTAGAAGTAAAGATATCACTCTCAATGATGGAGTAGATAATGATTGGCCAAATCAATTTCAATTCAATGAATATGGCACACCATTAGGTCAATATGGATATAGATCAGATGATACATATGCAGTTGGAACACATCAAAACAGCTCAGTATTTGGAGCAACAGCAATTCAGCAACTACCAACAGCGGATTGGAACTCAGTCGATGCAAACACAATAATATATCCACGTTTGTTTGGAGAGAGTAATGGTGCGCAAGTTCCAGTTGCTCACAAACCAAAAATATTGTATTGGAATGGAACACAAACAACTGGAGGTCAAAGCATATTTATAGGCTCAACAGAAACAGCAGTGTATGGATGTGTCACTCCATTTCATACTTTGCCAATAACAGATTCAACACAATCAACATATTGGAGGCATACACTAAAACAAGCTGCTGGTTCTCCTTTGATTGGTCAAAATTATGCGCTTGGATTGGCCAGATCTTACTGGAGTGAATACCTACAACAGATATATTCAGAGGATGCAAGACTTGTGATGTGTCAAATAGCTATCACACCAGCAGATATGAATCTCTTAACCTTTGATGATAGGATATTTATTGATGGAATCTATTACAGAGTGATTGAGATAAGTGGATACAATCCAGTCGATCCCAAACCAACTCCAGTGAAGTTAATGAAATTGATTGATATAGGATCTATTACATTATTTCCATCTGAGCAATGTGCATTGACATATGTATCTTCAAACATAGATGGAACGACAAACTGGGTTGATGCTTCTGGAGTATCTCAAAATCCAACTATTGAATGTTGTGAAGCAGAAGGATTGACATATGCACTTGATGGTGTTATTCCTGAATGTTGGTGGGATTGGCAATCAGATGGAGAGGATGGAGATCCAACAGAAGGATTTGAAAATGGAGTATCCAGTGGTTCGGGTGTTTCAGGTATTCCAACAAGATCATTCTTTCCTCAAGTGCCAATTCCAGTTGGATCACAACAAGGAACACATCTACTGAGACAAAGCTCCAAGAATTTCAATATGGCTTGGTCACAGAATGGAACAGCTGCTTATGTTAAAAACACACTGAATGAAGGTATGGCATCTTCTATGTCATTTCAGTTGATGTGTGTTACAAATAGCACCACAGCTGTTGTGGCTGGAGTAGAAGGAAAGCTAATAAGTGATATCATAATACCTATCAACTCAACAGCACACTTCAAAATCAATGCACTTGGTGTAATATATGCAGCAGCAACATTACCAATAGGTGGAACATATTTTGTTTCTCAATCCATTGTGCTAAAAAACATTGATGGAGTAATATCAACCATTTCAGATACAGTGGTTGAAAGCAATCGTGATTCTGGATTGGCTGCTCCAACTGTTTCAATAGCTCATGTGAGTGCATCTAAAAGAGATTTTGTGCTGGATATTTCAGTAACTGGAGAGGATGATGTGAACACATCTTGGGTAATGGATGTGAATGTGACATATATGAATATGAGCAGCAGTTCATCAATAGTCAATAATGGCTTAATGACTGAAGCAAATGATTTCTTTGTATTAGAGAATAAGACTAAACTGGTAACAGAAGCAGCATGAGAAAAAACTATATAAAAAATATGTTCATTACAGTTCCTAAAATTATCAAGTTGGGTACTATGTCTGATTCAAAAACATACACAAAAGAGACAATCAGATTCTATGGGTATTATGAAGAAACTGGATTCAAAGGATTTTTCAAGAAAGTGTACATGGGAATAAAAGCCAGATTCAATGTCTAAGACAGCCACAGTCAAACTCAAGACTGAAGGAGTAACACAACTCACTTCAGAGCTAAACAAAGCAGCGAAAGCAGCTGACAATCTGGAAGATTCACTTGATGAAACAGCAGAAGCAGCTGATGATGTAGGTGAAGCATCCACACAAATGACTGGTGGCCTTGATCGTATGTCTGGTGGCCTTATAACTATGTTCAAAGGAGCAATTAAAGGAGCAAAGACATTTGTACTGGGATTGAAAACAATGAAGGGTGCTATGGTAGCAACTGGAGTTGGTGCGCTGGTTGTAGCTGTTGGTTCTCTTGTGGCATATTTCACCTCAACTAAGAAAGGTGCAGAGCTTCTTGAAATTGCTTCTGCTTCACTTGGAGTGGTTATGGGAAAGCTCACAGATACATTATCTTCATTAGGTGGAATAATGGTTGGAATCTTTACAGATCCAGTACAAGCCATAAAAGACTTTGGTGGATTCTTGAAAACATTTGTAATGGATCGTGTCCAAAATCTAATGGATGGACTTGGATTTCTTGGTTCAGCAGTGTCAAAGCTATTCAAAAGAGACTTTGCTGGAGCTATGGAGGATGCAAAGAAAGGAGTTGAAAATCTTGCAATGGCAAATCCATTAATTGCTGGAACTGTCCTTGTGGTTGGTGAATTGGTTGATGCAACAAAGGAGCTTGTTGATGAAACTACCAAAGCAGTCACTGCTCAAAATGCATTGACAAAAGCAAGTCAGGAACTCAGACAAGCAGAGAGAGATTTGATAGTTGATGAAGCAAAGAAACTTGCTATCATAGCAGAGCAAGAGGTGATCTCAAAAGACATAACTAAAAGCTTTGCAGATAGGATTGCAGCTAATAAGAAAGCACAAGAAGCTGAAGCATCTGTACATGCTCAGAGAGTTGCAAATGCAAAAGAAACACTAAGAATCCATCAAGAGGAAATGGGTTTGACTGAAAGCCTTGAAGAAGATTATCAACGTGAAGCAGAACTTATTGCAGCCGTAACAAATCTGGATACTCAATCAGCAAAACTCAAGAAGAAATTTGTTGTAGAAGAAGGTATGTTGAATGAACAGATGGCTGCTGAAAAGAAAGCTATTGATGATGCAGAGCTGTTAAGAATAGATACACTAAGAAAAGCAACACAATCAGCAGAGCAGAATGAAATTGATGCTGTTGCATTGAAATATCTTACACTTAATGAGATGGCTCAAGGCAATGCCGAAACTGAAAAGCTACTCAAAGAAAAACAAGATGCAGAATTACTTGCCATCACAGAAAAATATGCTGTAAAAGAAGAAGAAGTTGTAAAAGAAGCAGAGAAAACCAAACAAGAATTAAGGCAAGAAACAATCAATTCAGTCATGGCAATGACACAAGCAGCGTTCTCTTTATTCTCTGCTCTGGATCAGGGGCGTGAAGATGATGATAAGAAAACTGCAAAGAAAAGATTTCAGAGAGCAAAGAAGATGCAAATTGCTTCGGCTGTTATGAGTACTGGATCTGCTATCATTGCTTCATTATCAGCTCCACCAGTTGGATTAGGATTTCCAGCTGGATTACCGGGTGCTGTTACAGCTGGATTAACTGGAGCAGCTTCTATTGCATCCATAGCAAAAACAAGATTTGATTCTGGTGGAACTCCAGATGTAGTATCACCACCAACTGCTGGAGGTAATCAAACAACAGCATTAGTGCCAGATACATTTGCACCAAGTGAAACAGCTCCAACTGACTTAGAAACATTAACAGATAAACCAATCAAAGCATTCGTTGTGGCTCAAGACATGACATCACAACAACAACTCAATGCTAACTTATTACATCATGCAACCTTATGAAAACAATTGAATTATTAATAGACGAAGAAATGGAGCTGTCAGGAATCACAGCTGTCAGTCTTGTGAGATTTCCAGCCATAGAAGAAAATTTTGTTTTCTTTAATCGTGGAGATAAGTATATCATGGCCAAAGTAGATGAAGCCAAAAGAATGTTAGTCGGCCCAGCATTGATTCCAGAGAAAAGAATTGCCAGATACAACGAAGAAGAAGATGAAGAATATGAGGTCTATTTCTCAGTTGAAACAGTGAGACAAGCATCACAGCTTTATATGAAAGAGGAAAAAACAAACTCACACACATACGAGCATGTAGATGATATCAGTGGATTGACTGTTGTGGAATCTTGGCTTATAGAAGATCCGAAAAGAGACAAAGCAGCTCTCTATGGATTTGATTTGCCAGTTGGCACATGGATGTTATCTATGAAGATTTGGGATGAAAATATCTGGAATGCTATCATTGAGAAAGATGTGAGAGGTTTTTCTATTGAAGGATACTTCACAGATGAATTGGTGAAGGCACAAAGACTTGAAAGAGTGCCATGCCCGAATTGCCCAAAAGATACAGAAACTCTTGAGCAATTGAAATCACTTGTATTAGAAGAAATGGATGCAGTGTTTCATCTGGATGGCAAACCACTCTGGAGGACTATTGAAGAAGCAGAGCTGTATGGAGAGCTGTTCAATAACTGTATTGGATACCATGAGCACACTGTTGATGATATCGTGCTCTATATGGCTTGTGAGGATCATACAAAGGGAACGGATTGAAGAAAATTATATATGTATTTGAACAAGTAATATCATGAGCAAAACAATCGACAAAATCAGAGGATTATTAAACCTCCCAAACCTAACCAAATTCTATGCAGAAGCAAGATTGGATGATGGTCGCTTAGTAGTAACAGAAGCCGAAGCAATGGCTGTTGGAGTAGAGATCTCTGTGATGTCTGATGAAGGCAATGCAGACTATCTTGATGATGGCACATATGCACTTGAGGATGGAACAGTTCTCGTTGTTGCTGATGGTCGCATTGTACAACTTGGTGAAGAAGAACCAGAAGCAGAAGCTGAAGTGGAAGTGGAGGTTGAAATGGCTGAAGGTGATGAAGCTGATGTGCAAGATTGGGCTGGTATGGAAAAGCGTATCAAGAATCTTGAGGATGCAGTTGCAGATTTGAAGCGTGATAAAGTTGGAGGTGATGATGAAGTATCTGAAGAAATGAGTGAATTATCTTCAGAGATAAATGCAGCATTTGAAAACATTGTGGAACGTCTTTCAGCTATTGAAAACGAACCAGCAGATACTGGTGTGAATCACTCACCAACAAAAAATAATAGTAAGGACATGGATCAAGAAACTTTTTCATCTTTGAAAACAGCAGACAGAGCACATGCAATAATTTCAAACTTCGCAAAAAACTAAAATGAAGTATATTAAAAAAACCTCATTCAATGCAGAGGAAAAAAGCGTTGCAACAAAGCATGAATTTAATGGGCCAACATTAACAACTCCAACTTATGCTGGAGAGTTAGCATTGCCTTTCGTGAGTGCTGCTTTAAAGAGTGGTGCTACCTTAGCAAATGGATGGATCAGAACAATTGATGATGTATATTACAAGGCTGTAATAAACCAAATTGAAGGTGCTTCTTTAATAGCTGATGCATCTTGTGATTTCGCTGATGCTGGATCTGTAACAATTACAGAGAACGTTCTAACTACAAAAGAACTTGCTGTAAATATTGACCTTTGCAAAAAGACAATGCGCCAATCATGGTTAGCAGCTGATACTGGAAACAGTCTCAACTCTAATATGCCATCTGCATTCTCTGATTATGTAATTGGACATATTGCTGGATTAGTTGCTCAACAAGTTGAGAATGATATCTGGACTGGAGCAGATGCTACTGGTGGAGAGTTCGAAGGATTCTTAACAGCTACAACTGGAATATTTGTTGTTGATGGAAACGTTAATGATGTGACTACAATCTCACCATACACAAAGGCAATCATTGTTGTGGAAATGGAAAAAGTACTTGATGCTTGTTCATCTGAAGTATTAGCAAAGCCAGACTTTGCTTTGTATGTCTCACCAAAGACAGCATTCCTATACCAGCAGCATCTTGGATCTGAAGGATTCTCAAATGACTATCAAGCGAATGCAAAGCCATCTAACATATACGGCTATCCAATCTATGCTTGTCCAGGAATGCCAGACAATCAAATTGTTGCTACATATGAGAGCAATCTTGTATTTGGTTCTAACATCCTCACAAACATGACTGAGGTTCGTACAATAGATATGTCACCAATTGATGGATCTGACAACGTGCGCTTCATCATGCGTTATGCAGCTGGTGTACAAGTTGGAGTTGGTGCTGACATCTACTGGGGTAAAGCATAATATTAACTGAAAAAAATTAAAACAAAATGGCTTGTAATTTAACAGCTGCGATTGGATTAAACTGTAAAGACACAGTTGGTGGAATCAAGGCAATTTATTTTAGTGACTTTCAGGTGGCTGGATATGGTGGTATGACCTTTGATACTGGTGCATTGGATGGAATTGATACAGCTCAAACTGTTTACAGATATGATGTGCAGCCAAATACAGCTTCACTGACTACAACTATAACAAATGAACCAGCTGGATCTGCATCTTATGATTCAGCATTGGAAGTCACTTTGAATATTTTGAAGCAATCAACATCTGATGAATTACAGAAGTTGATTCAAACAAGAGTATTTGCATACATCTTAGATGCGAATGACAATGTGTACTGCATTGGACTTCAAAATGGATGTACTGTAACTGGTGGAACGTTTGTAACTGGTCAAGCGAGAGCAGACATGCAAGGATATACACTAACTGTGACAGCTGGAGAGAATACATACCCACCAGCAATAACAGCTTCAACTGATGCTGCTGCTGCTAACTGGCCATTCGATCAAGTTGATGGTGGAACTGCTGCATTTACTGTGACGAATCCATCATAGTATTTTAAATAACTAACTGAAAGAGGGGTGGCGATTCGCTTCTCCTCTTTTTTTTTACTAATAAATTAATAACTTAGCACACAATGATTCAGCTCACCAAAGGAACAAACGTATTGGATATTAATCTAAGTGACTTCAGTGGAGCTGGTCAAGACGTGGTTCAAAATGGATCATTTAATGATATAGGTTCAGACCTTGTTGAGAATGGTGACTTTGCTGAGATAGGTTCTGAGCTTATTACGAATGGAGATTTTAGTGCTGTTCCATTAGGTGGTGAACTTGTGACTGATGGAAACTTTCCAACGCCAAATGTAAATTGGAGTTTATCTTCATCATTTACAATAGCAAATAACAAGCTGCATTGTCTATCAGATGGAACATATGAATTTGCTTATCAGAGTTCAGTGTTTGAAATTGGCAAATCATATGTAATTACTTTTGATATTACTGGATGGACTTTAGGAACAATAAGAGTAAGACCAACAGCAGAGTCTCCTTTTCAAACGGCTTCTGCTAATGGTAGTTATTCTTTTTTTTATGTAGCTGTTGAAAATACTCAATTAATAATAGAAAGAGATTCAGGTGCTTGTAATATGTTTCTTGAAAATATCTCAGTCAAGGAAGCTACCAACCTTGTCACAAATCCAAACTTTACGGATACTGGAAGTGAGTTAATGCCTACGATTGGAACTATCGTAAATGCGGGAGGGGGAAGCATCACTTTAATTAGTGGGATTTCTTATAGTTCTACAAGTGACGGAACTTCAGGAAGCTCTATACGCCCTAAAATTGATTTAGCGACTACTTCTTCAAAGTCTTATAAATTAGTTATAACACCAACTTCGACACCAACTGGAACAACTAACTGTGATTTCTATGATGGTGCAAGTTATTTGTTTCAAGATTATGATTTTACAACTACAAAAGAGATTTACTTTGTAGATAACGGTTCTGTGTTTTTAAGTTTTGATGGCGCTCAAATATACGATGTACCAAGCTTCACAATATCCGTTAAAGAACTCGGAGAGGATTGGACAGCAAATGAAGCTGGAACGGACACGGTAACTTTTGCGAATGATCAAGTTCAAATAGTTTCGGATGGAGTTTCGGGTGCTACTGGGATACTTCAATCAGGTATATTAACAATAGGTAAATCTTACAAAGTAACTATTGATGTAGCTTCAAACACAAACAAGTTTAAAATTATACTTGGTGGTGGTTCAATAGAAGTAACTGGAACTGGTGTACAAACGTTTTACGGAGAAGCAACTGCTACTGCTTTATATCTTTATAGAATAAGTAGCCAAGCCGTAGATGCAGTAATTAACAGCATCGTAGTTCAAGAGCTTGGAGAGGATTGGAGTGAAATTGTATCCGACCCAGATTCAGCATCATTTGTAGAAAATGGTCTAAAAATAGTTCAATCTTCAGATTTGGGGATTGATAGTAGAGTTTTTCAAACAAGTGTAACACAAGATGACAAATCTTATAAAGTCACCTACACCATACATTCAATATCATTAACTTCAGGTAACTCAGTTAAATATTATAATGGAGCTGCGTACGTAGTTTTACCCGAACAAGGTGTAGGAACGCATACATTTTACTACACAAGGCAAGGAACATTAGATAATTGGATTTTCAATTTAGCAACTCCAGTAACTTCAGCAACCGACTTTGTAACTATAAGCAGTATCTCAGTTAAGGAGGTCGGACAAGATTGGACTATTCAACAGCCAGATGGACAATTAGTAACTTTTCCAAACAGCACACTTTCAATAGTCTATGATTCAACTGAAACACAAGCATCAACTGGAGTGTATCAAGATATTTTAACAATAGGTAAATATTATAAAATTGAAATTGATGTTGCTTCTATTACTGGAGATTTAAAATTGCAAGTTGGTAGCGATTCACAAGTAATAAACACAACTGGAACTTCATACTTTTATACAAAATCGGATAGTGCAAGAATTTACATTGTGAGAGCACAAAATGGTGATAGTGTTTCAGGAGTGGTGAACAGCATCTCAATTAAACAACTGGATACCAATGGTAGGTGGGTAACATTTGCAGATCCAGATTCAAAATCTGTAATGAAACTTGGTCAGGTAGATCTTGAGATTGATTCATCTGGAAACAATTGTGGAGTATATCAGACTGGATTGATTAAGCCAAATAAGCTCTATATCATCACCATTAATATGAAAGCAACAGCAGCTATCTATGTTGAGATCGCAGCTTCTTTGGGTACGGCTGTGAGTGCTGTGATAGGAACAGAATTACTGACTACATCATACAAAGAATATTCTTTTGAATATGTCACTCCATTTGCTGTTGATCATGACTTGCAAATACATAGATTGTTTGGTTCTGGAGCAAATCAAACTATTTCAATTGATTATGTTTCTATGAATGGGGTTGATGAAAGCCAGTGGACTAATGATCCAACTTGGGATCCATTTGCAAAATCTCTGGTTTTTGTTCCTACCTTAACAGATGAATCAACAAACAACTCAAAGCAATTCACACTGGATACATTAATAACAGATGGAGGTTGGGATGGTCGCAGTTTACATGGCCAAGTAATAATCAATGAATTTCCAACTGAAGTTCCAGCAGCTGGAATTATCAATTTAAAACAGCCAGATTTTTTAGAAGGATTTTACCAAGTAGAGATTAGAGGTTATCTTGGAACTTTTTATCGAGTATTAGGAAAATGCATGGCACATCTTGAAAGAACATCCACAGAAGATGGATACAATAGATTTGAATCATATAATGACACAGTAACATATAAGGCATATGAAGAATAATAAAAGCGAGTTCTCAGTAATGGGAATGCCAGTGCATGACGTTCCACAATTTGAAGAAGTACAAGGAAAGAATTGGATATCATATGGCTCTGATGATTGCTATGGTGATTATCTTGAGAGCTTGTATCTTGGATCTTCAATACATTCAGCAATTGTGAATGGTGTTGGAGCTATGATATACGGCAAAGGATTGGATGCGGTTGAAAGAGATGATTCAGATGGTAATAAAGAGCAGTGGTTGAGACTTCAATCTCTATTGAATAGCAGTGATGATGATTTGCTCAAGAAATTAGCTATTGATCTCAAACTTTATGGCCAGTGTTATGTGAATACAATCTGGAATAAAGCAAGAACTTCAGTTGCTCAGATGAAACACTTGCCAGTGCATACGTTAAGAGCTGGTGTTGCAGACAGTGAAGGAAAGATACATGAGTGGTATTACAAAAATTCTTGGGCAAGGTCAAATGATAGAGTAAAACCAAATGTATTGAAGTCTTTTTCAAGTGAGGACAGAACAACAGCATCCACAGTTTTACAGATAAAGAGATATGCTCCATCTTTTCATTATTATGGGTTGCCAGATTACGTTGGTTCAACTGGATATATAGAACTGGATCACGAGGTTCAAAGTTTCCATCTCAACAACATTAAAAATTCTCTAATGCCCAGCATGATGTTGAGTTTTTCTAATGGTATTCCAACAGATCAAGAGAGAGCAGATATAGAACGCAAAGTATATGAGAAATTCTCAGGTAGTAACAATGCTGGAAAGCTATTAATTACGTTTAATGATGGGCCAGATACAGCTCCAAAGATTGAACCAATTTCAAGCAATGGATCTGATGATATGTACACCTACCTAAGCACTGAGATAACTAACAAAGTGCTCTCAGGTCATAGAGTGACATCACCACTGCTATTTGGAGTCAGAGGTGGTGGAAATTCTTGGGGTTCTAATGCTGATGAATTAAATGATTCATACAGTCTATTCCATAATACAGTTGTAGAGGAATTTCAAGATATTTTGCTGAAGGGATTGGAAGAAGTTTTTGTTGCAAATGCAATCAATCTTGATTTATTTTTTATTCCATCTAAACCAGCTAACTTCATAAATATTGAAGATGACACTACGGAGGTTGTAGAGCCAACAAAAGAAGAAATGAAGTCTGTATCAGCTGATAAATTAGAAGCGACTGCTGAAGCTCTCATTGCACTTGGTGAGGATGCTCCAGAAGGATATGAAGTGATAGATGAGCGTGAAGTGGATTATGATGATGAAGATAGACTTGATGGAATGATAAATGGAGTGAATTTAGCTTCAGTAATTCCAAATCCAAGTGATCAATCAAAAGAGCAAGACAATCCACTCTTTAAAATTAGGTATCAATATGCTCCATTGAAGATAAACCAGATGAAATACAAAAGCAGAGATTTTTGTGTCAAAATGGTTGGAGCTGCAAAGTTTTATACTAAGGAAAATATCTACAAAGCTGGTAGAACAGCAGTCAATAAAGGATGGGGGCCAAAAGGAGCATCTAAATACGACATATGGTTAAATAGCTGTAAATCAGATAAATACAATATGTACAAAGGCGGTGGATCATGTGCTCATTATTGGAGCAGATTTACTTTCCTGAAGAAAGATGATAGCAGAATCACTGCAAAACAAAGACAAGCCATAATAAATGCGCTTGATCCAGATGAAAGAAAAGCAGTCACACCAAAAAAGAATGATCCAAAGGTAGCAGAGAGGCCAAGAGATATGGATAATAGAGGATTTTTACCATCTAATAAAGCAGCTCAGAATATTAAAACTCCAGTGAATTACGTGAAACCAAAAGAAGATAATTAATCATGGCAAGTACAACAATTGTCTTAGTCTCTCCATCGAGAGTTAAGAGAGATACATCACTGGGTGGATCGGTTGATCCAAATGTGTTATTTCCAGCTATTTTACAAGCTCAAGAAAAATGGATTTTGCCAGTGCTGGGAACAGATCTTTATAACAAGATAAAATCACTGATTTCAGCTGGAACAATTGACGATGGAGGGAATGAAATTTATGCCACATTATTGAACACATATATTATTCCATGTTTGGTGCAATTTAGCTTCATGGAGGTGATACCAGTGTTGAGAGTGAGATTTGTAAATAATGCTGTTGTGGCAATGAACTCTGAACAAGGTGGATCTGTGTCATATGATGATATAAAACCTCTCATATCAACTGCAAGAGATATTGCATCATGGTACAAAGAAAGATTAATTGATTATCTATGTGCAAATTCCTCAACATATCCAGAATATACAAGCAATACATTTCCAGATGTTGCACCATCTTCAGCAAACTACACTCAAGGATTAAATGTGGAGAGATCTTACAACAAATCAGAAGCAGAAGCATTATTGAGATTAATTACTGGGCCAAGAGTATGAAACTGAACAAGCGCACCAGAGCTAATATCAAAAAATTAAAGAAATACATTAAGAAACATGGCAACAAAAAAAGTAACACAACTGGCAACAGCGACAAGTGCAGCGGATCTGGATCTTGTGATGATTGTCGATGTGGCTGACACTGCGATGTCACCAGATGGCACAAATAAGCAGATTACAAAAGCCAATTTATTGAGTGGTATTGCTGGAGGTGATGACCATTTCATCTTTAATGGGGGTGGGTATGTTTCAACTACAAGTGAAATGGCAGTAAGTTTTGGAATGTCCACTACTGATTCAAATGTTTTTAATTATATTACAACTGTATTAATTCCGATTGATTGTAGGGTTGTAAATGTAATTACACAAAGTCAAGGTTCAGGTGGAAGTACAGACATAAGCATACATAAACCAACTTCATACAATCAACTTGTAAGTTCATCAACTCCTCTTGGCACAGTAACTCAAGCAGCACATGATATTGGTGTTGTTTACACCTCTACTTTTGACACAGCTACTTATAACTTTGCAGCTGGAGATAGAATGGGAGTAACTGTTGATAGTACATCTAATCTTTTGGGACTAAGTTTAACAGTATTATTAAAGAAAATATAATGAAAGATTGGGAGAAACCACAAGAGTTTGTAGAATTTACGTCTATTGAAGAACAAGACCAAATTACAACAGAAGAAATGTTGTCTGATGTACTTGGAAAAATCATTATAAAGCTCAACGAACTTGATGCAAGGATTGTAGCATTAGAACCTAAAAAGAAATAATGGAAATAATAGCAGTTGCAGCATCTTGTTTTATTGGAATACTTGGAACGTGGATTAGAATGACAAATGATGTCACAAAAATCAAAGCAAGAATATTCTCACTTGAAAAGCAAGAAGGAGAGGTCAAAGCACTACTCAAAGAATTGTGTGTGGGTATGCAAGAGATTAAGATTTTATTAGCAGAGAAAGGAATCAAATAAAAATATATATATTATGGAATTTATTATTGAAAATTGGGCAATTTTGCTATTGTCTTTTATGGCATTTTTGAAAGTGGTTGTGAATCTCACACCTACAAAAACAGACAATCAAATATTTGGATATCTGGACATTCTCATAACAGCTATCACTGGAGATCGTAGAAAGAAGAAGTGAAGCAAATTCTCACACAGATATTAGGGAATCTTGATATTACTGAGATCTTCAAAACTAAGGGCAATTTAAGGAGATGGAGCGCGAAACGTTCCATTGGTGGAATTATAGTGCTGACAGCGTGTAATGATGTCTTAATACATGGTATATCATGGCAAGGTGTTGTGATGTGCTTTGTTGGAGTGTTGCCATTAATATTATCACTATATGAATACAACTAAGAAATACAGCTGGTATTCAAGTCAGACATATCACGAAGGATTCAATACAGCTGTTCTGTACACTTATATTCCTAAATGAGACCAAGACTATCAGGAAATATTTTAAAGGCCTACAAACGGCTTACAAAGGCTGAGAGAAGAATCTTGGTGATAGGTGACGTACATGCACCATATACAAAAAAAGGATATTTAGAATTTTGCCAGAAGGTCTATGCAGAGCATAATTGTAATCAAGTTATCTTCATAGGTGATTTAGCCGATCACCAATATGCTTCGTTTCATGATTCCAATCCAGATCTTGCTGGAGGTAAAGATGAGCTTGAATATGCTATTGCAGAAATACACAAATGGAGAGATGCATTTCCAGTTGCAGATGTAATCATTGGAAATCATGACCGAATTATATCCAGAAAGCTATTCAAAGCTGGAGTACCTAAACAATGGCTAAAATCATACAATGAAGTACTTGGAACAAATTGGAACTGGACAGAGCGCATTGTGTACGATGAAGTGCAATACATACATGGTGAAGGTGGAACAGCATCAACAAAGGCAAAGAATGACATGATGAGCACTGTTCAAGGCCATATTCACACTCAATGTTATGTGCAATGGTTTTCTGGACAGAAAAGAGTAATGGCCATGCAAGTTGGATGTGGAGTTGATCGTGATAATATAGGAATGTCATATGCTAAGGCATACAAATTCCAACAATTAGCTTGTGGAATCGTTATTGGAGGTCACACAGCATATAATGTCATGATGCCTATATAATAGAAAGAGAGCCACAGAAAATAAGGTGTTCACGTCTCATTTTGATGCAGCTCTCCAACTAAACAGATAACAAAGCACAATGGAACACTTTGAAATCTGGTCAAATATACGTATAAATGATGAAACTCACTAAATGTGGGTTTTTTTTTGCTCTGTATTCTCCAGTAAACACTAAGAAATAAAAGAAAGATTAAATAAAATGTAATAAAAGTGTTGTTTTATTAAAAGTTAGTTGTATCTTTGGAGTATGAATAACGCAAATAACAACAAAATGAAAAACTTTAAAAACACAATTTTTACAAAATTAGAAAAGCAATTATTAAGGTCTTTTCTACCAATTCAAGATGTTTATTTTGTACCTGATGGATGTCAAAAAATAAATCACATAACGTTTTTAATATTTGACAATGAAGGGGAACTTCACATGCCTGAAACTATAAAAGGTGTAGTTGGAAGCTTATGTAAAAAAGGAGTTTTATTATCGGAAGATTATGAAGATAATGGTTTTAACTATATTTATTTAGCTGATTGTTTTGATGATAATCAAGAGTTGTTAGATGAAACAATTGACTTAGTAAAACTATAAAATAAATAGGGGGTGAGATTCCCCCTTTATATTTCAACTATGAATATTAGAGATTTATTAACTCCAGAGCAATACGAAGAACAATTGCAAGAATATAACAAACTGGTAAAAAATAATGAAATCACATTTTTTCAATTTTTAACTGAAACCTATAAAACCAAATCAAAATAAAAAATAGCAGTCATGGTGATTGTGTAAGCGATAAACTCCACCTGAATAAGGTCACTAAGTGAGAACAGCGGATGGAATAGAAAAGGTCCGCAAGTGAAACAAAATATGAGTTCGATTCTCATGCTGCTACCAATAAAATCAAATCAAAATGAAAAGCACGTTAGAAGAAAAAATGAAGTACATGAGGCAAGAAGCTGAAAAGGAGGTTGTGTATTATCGTAATCGAATGATTGAAGCAGAAGAAGAAGGAGCTGGAAAATTTAGCTTTGAGTTCTATCAAAACAAACTCAACGAATCAAAAGCATATCTATCTGGCATGATGGATACACTCAATGCAATATCACATCATCAAGCATCATGAATGAATCAATCCAGATAATAGGCAATTGTGTTTATTTACACAGTATAGATGAATGTGGAAATTGCACTCAATTAATCGGTGAACTTTCAGAGATGTCTGAGCAAGAAAAAAATTATTACGGAATACAATGAAAAACGTTCAAAATATAGATTTTAGAAAGGTCATAAATAATTTTGATAAAGAAACCACTCTTATTATCACAGATCCACCTTACAATGTTGGATGGAAATATGACAGCTACAACGACAAAATAAGTAAAGCAGATTATCTTGAGATGTTTGCACACTTCAAAGGATTCAAATTTGTTGTTATTCATTACATAGAGGATATTATCAAGTACATTGTTCCTCATATGGGTGTTCCAGATAAGGTGGTGCAATGGGTGTACAATAGCAACATGGGAAAACAGCACAGAAGCATTGCATTCTTCAATTGTAAACCAGATTTCAAGAAAGCATATCAACCATATAAAAATCCAAATGATAAACGAGTGCAAAAATTGATGGAGAATGGAAGCAAGGGAGCAAAATTGTATGACTGGTGGAATATTAATCTTGTGAAAAATGTGAGTAAAGAAAAAGAACAATATTCAAATCAAATCCCAGAAAAAGTACTTGAAAATATTATCAATATTGCTGCAACAGAAAATGATGTTATTTTCGATCCATTTTGTGGAAGTGGAACAACATTAGCTGTGGCAAAAAAACTTAATAAAAATTATTTTGGGTGTGATATTTCAGAAATTGCGGTTGATATTACAAAAAAAAGATTACAATCAATAATATAGTATGTATATTAGCAACCTAAACAGATACAAAAATGGATTTAATTGAAACAACCAGAATACTCACAAGGATCTTAGAGCAAACAGAATACTCTATTGAGTACAATGGCAAGAGGTTAGAAGATGCCAAGAAAGAATGCATCAAGGATTCCAATACTAAGATGTGGATTGAAGCGAATGAGGAAAGAATGGCAAGGTACAATGATGAAGTTGATGCTCTCAGACAAGCAATTTACTCTATTAAAGTACAGCAAGAATTTGAATACTGGAAAGATAAAAATTTAATCACCCCTAAAACATAAAACATGGGAATCAAGAAAAGTGAGCTGAAGCAACTCCAACAAACTGCTTCAAATATGGTTAGAACACTAACTGAAATGACTTCACAAACTGGAGAGCTTTCTAAAATAGCTACCAAGCTAACAGATAGAGCTGAGGCAAATCAAAAGAAGTCATCAATTAAGATGGCACAAGAGATGAATGATGTCATGATTGAGCTGTCAGCTTCTCAAGGCATTATTGGATCAGCATTAGTCAAAGCATTAAACATTAAATAAACTAAAACAGATGACAAATTTCAACACAGAGATACACGAAAAAGTATCACAATTATCACAGCTTACAGTAACATATCTAAATGAAGATATTTTAAAAATTGTAACACTTGCGCAAGAAAGAGTTGGTTCAAGGCAAAGAGTAAGTAGAAGCTTTAAAAGAGAAGCAATGGTTGGACTATTAACTGGATCAAAGGTTTTATTTGAAACAGTTGGATCAATGCTTACAACAGAATCAAGACAAAGTAATGTGATTAAAAATCTTTTATCAAGTTTAGAATTTACATTTAAAGCATGTGAAAGAAACAAGATTGTATTTGATTCTTCTGAAGAACTTTTAAATTCTTGGAATGCTGGTCTTAAATGGGCTTTAAAACAAGAAGGAAGAAATCCAAATGATGATATAACATCAAAACAAGTTTTAAACCTTTTTGACAATGAATAATCTATATAGTGATTGTTGTGGAGCTGAATGCTTCATGACTGAATATGGCATATGTCCAGATTGCTTAGAACATTGCGAATTTATAAGTGAGGAATCATGAAAAAAATCAACACAGAAACAGCTGCGCTTTATCTTCAGGACTACATTGAATCTATTAATACAGATGGAGCATATGAAGAATCAAGAAAAAATAGCGCACAACAATTCATCCAGTATCTTATCAATTGGCATGTAGAACCAGCTCAGAGCGATTCTAAGCGCAATACAGAGCATAATGAACAAAAGTGATAGCAATACAAGGCAAGTGGATAAAAGTCGCTTAAAAGATGGTTATATGGTCTTACATGAAGCTGAATGGTTAGAATGCCAAGCCAGATTGAATGCAATTGGTGATGAAAGAGAACGCAAAGGAGCACCATATGATAATCCAATGGTTCAGATAGAATCTACTTTGTTTGAAATAGAGTGTAAAACAGAGATGCTGAAGAAGCTGCTCAATCAATACGTTTTAAAATGAGCACACATATCAGTCCACTCACCGGTGAAGTTGTACTATCTGGAGAAAGTTTAGATGTAAGAGGTAATGTCTTAACGACTGACACGATCTCAGCATATGAATTGGCACACAAATACAACAAATCAATCACAGCTCTGGTCAATGGACAATATGTTGGTTGGGGATACACTCCATCTTTCATTCATTTCAAGCACAATAGAGAGCATATTGATGATATTTCAGACATTACATACTGGCATGACTTTCCACATGGAGAATTTTGCCGATATCATGCAATTGTGCTTATAGCTTGTGGTGGATATGATTCAAAACAATTCTATTCTGATAGATTATCATATCAAGAAAATGAAAGGTATCTCACACATGTACGTGGTTCAGTTTTATCTAAGAGTAAAACACAAAAAATAAGTTTCAAATCCAGAAAAGATAAATCTGGTTTTACAATCAAAGAAAATAACATAAAATAACATGAAAATAACATGAAAAATTCAAAAATTACTGCTTTACAAGCAAACGGAACGTGGCAAACTAAGAGAGGTGATACAATGTATGCCTTTGAGATACAGTTTGAAGATGAGCAAACTGGACAGTGCAATGCTAAAACAGCTGAACCACCTTATGAAATTGGTGACATGGTATTCTATGAGGTCACCAGATCATCAAACTTTGGAGATACTCTAAAAGTGACTAAGAATGATCCAACAGCATTTAATGGAGCACCAAAACCACAAACTACTCAGAAGAATATTGAAAATTCTTGGGCAATTCAGACAGCTGTTCAGATAGTTGGATCATGCAAAGAAGAAACGTATGATGAATATTTGGAACAGATTGGAATTTTAGCTCGTATTTTATTAATAGAACGTGATAATTTAAACTAATGAAACACAACAAAAACGGATTCAAATCTTATATAGTTAAGATGTATGGATCTCAAGCGAAAATGGCCAGTGCTTTGAAAGTTTCAACGAACACAGTAAACAGTTGGGTGCAAAAGAATCCAATGCCATTATTGAAACACTCTCAAACAATATTGAAACAATGTGATACAACAGCTCAAGAGTTAATGTCTGAGGTTCTGTATCATAATGAGAACATAAAGTGAAGCGTGACCTTTGCTTCAATTCAGAAGCAGCTCAAATGTATGGTGTAGATGGGGCAATCATGCTCCACCACCTTGCATTCTGGGTGTATAAAAACAAGCTCAATCAAAAGAATGAGATTGATGGTCACACATGGACTTGGAACAGCGCATCAGCTCTCAGGGCAATATTTCCATTTTGGAAAGATAACCAGATTAGAAGGATCTTAACTAATCTTGAAAAAGAAGGTGCTATCATTTCAGCTGTTCATAATCGTGCGAGATGGGATAGAACAAAATGGTACACAATTACTGAAAAAGTCCAGCAATTCTACCAATTCCAGAAATCTGAACATGCAAGTGCAGAAATCAAGACATCGAAGTATAAAAAACAGAAGAACGATGTTAAGAAAACATCACACCAATACCAGATAGTTAATACAGATAGTAAACAGATAAAGACACATATAGTATATCCATACGAAAATGAGGAATTTAAAAAAATATGGAAACTATGGAAACAAGACCGATCCAATCGTAAAATAAAAAAGTACACAAAGATTGGAGAACAAGCTGCTCTCAAGAAATTGCAAGATGAAAGCGGTGGAGATGTAAATACAGCAATAAAAATGATTCAAAACTCAATAGCAAATGGATATCAGGGAATCTTCGCAATTAAAAACAACAGAAAACAGAATGCAGCTGTTCAAGGATTCGACAAATCAAAGCTGCTTGATCATCTTGAACAAACTCGCAACTCTTAATCCGGTTGAGGCATGGCATCAAGGCACTAATGTCCGGACTGCAATGAAATGTGATGAAGTGACAACGTTTGCAGCTTTATATGCCATCACCAAAGACATGCTTGATTATCTGGAGATGAACAAAACTCTCAGAACGCAAGAAGAAATACAACATGCAGTATCTGTTTTACTGAATGAATTTCCAGCGTATAAATTAGAGGAATGGAAAATTGTCATGGATAGATTCAAAGCTGGTTATTTCGGCAATATGTTTGAACGTCTAAAATTGCCAGAGCTGAGAGAGGCATTTCTAAAATATGCAGATGAAAGATCAATCATGATGGAGAATAAATACCATGAGACTAAAAAGATAGAACCAGAACCATTGTCTGAAGAACAGAAAAACATCATGAAGCAATTAGTGAAGGATCTTGATTTAAAATCAGATACAGATTTCAGAGGTCGCTGGAAACATATTCACCATCCAAATACACCAGAATGAAGATATTAAATTTATATGCTTGTTTAGGAGGCAACCGCTATAAGTGGGACGAAGTAACAGATATTGAGGTCACAGCTGTTGAGTGGGATGAGGAGCTCGCGCGACTATATCAAGAACGATTCCCTAATGACAAAGTGATTGTAGCGGATGCTCACCAATATTTATTGGATCACTACAAAGAGTTTGACTTTATTTGGTCCTCTCCTCCTTGCCCTACACATAGTAGGATTCAAATTTCTATGAAAACAACTCGAAAAATGAAATTTCCAGATATGAAACTTTATCAAGAAATAATATTTTTAAATGCATTTTATACTGGTAAATATGTAGTTGAGAATGTAATTCCTTATTACGAGCCATTAATACCAGCAAAAAAAAGGCATCGCCATTTATATTGGACAAACTTTAATTTACCTAACAATTTAAGCTCTCGCAAAAGTCCAGATATGGGAAGGACAATAGATAAAGTAACCGCCTTAGGAAAATTTCACGATTATAACTTTAGACAATATAAAGGAAAACAAGATCACCAAAAAATAGCTCGAAACTTAGTTGACTACGAAGCTGGCAGAACAATACTTGAAACAGCGTGTGGAATTATCAAACAAAGCAATACAAATCAACTAAGTATTTTATAAAATGGATGAAGAAGAAAACGAATTTGATATTTTGACACAAGAAAATTAACACAACAGAATGAAACTTAAACTAATAAGAACAAACAGCAGCACAAATTCAACAAATGGACTATTGTATGATATCACATCAGATCCAGAATTTATGTGCTACACTCTTGAAGATGAACCAAGAGAAGTAAAAGTAAAACATGAGACATGCATTCCAGCTGGTGAATACACTCTTGGATTAAAAACACATGGAAGGTTGCATGACAAATACCAATATAGATTTGCAGACATTCACAATGGTATGATTGAACTCTTGGATGTGCCAAATTTTACAGATATTTTGATTCACTGTGGAAACACGAATGAAGACACTTCTGGATGTTTATTGGTTGGAGATACACAAGAGAACAACAACACAAAAGAATCTGGTTTTATAGGCAAGAGTACATTTGCTTATTTTAGGATCTACAAAGCCATATCTGAAGCAATAATGTCTGGAGAGCACTGTTCAATTAATATCACAGATGATGTATTCATATGACTGAAAGAAGCAAAGCCAAAAATGCATGTGATAAGGCATTCAGCAGATTTGTGAGGTTATCATGTGCAGATAAGTATGGAATGATTAATTGTATTACTTGTGACAAGCGCAAGATGTGGAATGAAGTTGATTGTGGTCACTTTCAAACCAGAAGTAAGTTATCAGTAAGATGGTTGTATGAACCAGAAAACGGATTAATCAATGCAGCTGCTCAGTGTAAAGGATGCAATATGAGTAATGGAGGGCATTCTTATCAGTTCGGCAAGAAGATAGATGCTCTGTATGGCTCAGGGAAGGCTGATACAGTCGTTTTCATGTCTAATCAGATACGCAAGTACTCAGTGCAAGAGTTAAGGGATATGGCGGCCTCATTTGAAGCGAGAGCAATAGCCATATTACAAGAAATTTAGGAGACAAATATTGTTTTCTTATATTTGGGGTTGTGGTTAGAAGCTACATATCCAAAAATTACGATGCTATAAAAAAAATGGCATGTACTATTGCCAAAAAAAGTTTGATTGATTGTGAGGAATTATGTCACATTGTGATATTAAGTATTTTAGAGAGTGATCAGAGCAAGATTGAGGAACTGATTAAGAAGAAGCAGTTGAGATATTGGTTGGCAAGGATGATGATGAACCAATACAACTCCACCACATCACCATATCATTACACATACAGAAAACCAGCTGAGAGACACAGAGAAGCGAAGCAAGATATTCTGCTGTGGTTTGATTCTGATATTGAAAAGAAGATTAAAGATGAAGAAAAGATTGACTTCATCAACTCTACTCTTTCAGATATGCCATATTTTGATAAGACAGTAACAGAAATCTATTATGAGCATGGCCATTCTTTCAAAACTATGTCTGAAGATACTGGTATAAGCAAAACAACTCTTTTCAAAGCTCTAAAACGTACTAAAAATGAAATCAAAGAAAAAGCCAAGCAAAGGACTTGGAGACACGATTGAGAAAGTAACAAAATTCACTGGACTGAAAGCAGCTGTGGAATCCATCTTTGGAGAGGATTGTGGATGCTCTGAGAGGAAAGCGAAATTGAATCAATTATTTCCATTTGGAGCACATATGAGTGCAGAGGATCGTGATTTATATAACAAGCATTTAATCAATTGGAAAAAAGGTGGTAAAGTGACTGCTTCACAGCAACATCTGGCCATTGATATTTGGATAAGAAGTACAAATAAGAAAAAGAAATTTTCAAACTGCACATCTTGTGTAAGGAAATTCTTTGAGGATATTGAAAAGCTATATGAAAACAGCTGTGAAAATGAATAAGACTGAGATTAAAAAGAAAGCTATGATGGAAGCACTTGAGAAATCACTTGGTGTGGTCACACAAGCATGTAGGATTGCAAGTGTATCCAGAACGCAATACTATCAATGGTTAAAAGATGATCCAGTATTCAAGAAGCAAACAGATGATATTGCTGAAATAGCAATAGACTTTGCTGAGAGCAAACTTCATTCTCTTATCAGTCAAGAGAACGTTCCAAGCACAATATTCTATCTTAAAACAAAAGGAAAGAAACGTGGATATGTAGAATCTCAAGAAATGACTATCTCAGAACCAAACAAAAAGCCAAGCTGGATCACAAGCGAGGATGAAGCAGAGTAAATCATATTACGACTGCAAGAACTGTGATACTCGTATCCAAGTCCATCAAGGTGGAACGAGATCTGGCAAGACGTATTCTATATGTCAGGCATTGATTGAGTGGTGTGTAAACAATAAGAATGCTGGTTGGGTAATTACGATTATAAGAAAAACAATGCCAGCTCTCAAGGCAAGTGTAATGAGAGACTTCTTTGAGATATTAGAGAATGAAGGATGGTATTCACCTATGAATCATAACAAATCATCTTCACAATATATTCTTTTTGGAAATGTCATTGAATTTGTTTCAATCAAAGAACCACAAAGAATTAGAGGCCGCAAAAGACACATAGCATTTTTGAATGAGTGCAATGAATTAACCTTTGAAGATTTCACACAGATAATTTTGAGGACTTCAGAAATCATGATAATGGACTTTAATCCATCTGATGTCTTTTCTTGGATATATGATAAGGTAATGACCAGAGATGATTGCAGTTTCTTTCAGACTACATATCTTGATAATCCATTCTTAGACGAAAACACAATAAAAGAGATTGAATACCTAAAATTAACAGATGCAAATTACTGGAGGGTATTTGGTCTTGGTGAACGTGGCTTAAATATCTCTGCTATCTTTCCACACTTCAATCAAGTAGATAGAACGCCAGACAGAGCAAAGTTCATTTCATTTGGATTAGACTGGGGTTTCACAAACGATCCAAGCGCACTCATATCTGTGTACAAAGATGGTTTGGATATATATGTTGAGGAACATCTGTATGAAACTGGCTTGACAAATAAAGACCTAATGAGAAAGCTGAGAGATCTTGGAATCAATCGTGAAGAAATCATTGCAGATTCAGCTGAACCGAAATCAATCACAGAGTTTGAACGTAAAGGATTTTTAATCAAGGGCGCGAAAAAAGGGCCAGACAGCATCAGATTGGGAATTGATGTGATGAAACGACATAGAATAAACATCACAAAAGAAAGCAAGAATTTAATAAAAGAGATGCAGTCATATAAGTGGAAAACAAACAGAGATGGAAATCAAATCAATGAACCAGAAGCAAATCAAAAGGATCATGCTATTGATGCACTCAGATATGTCTGCTTGAATAAGCTCATGGAAAACTACTCAGGCAAATATTACATATCATAAAACAAGAGTAAGTGAACACACTCACCAATTAGCATAACCAGAAGTGAACACGCACGTTTTACGCACGTTTACCGTAAAGCCGTACGATTTCCGTAAAAAAACCGTAAAACCGTAAATACCACCTTAAAAACCATAAAATGAAGATAACAGTACCAACATCAATTGCAGATATCACAGTTAAGAAATGGATTAAACTATCCAAGACAGATGATGTGGTTAAGCGTGTAGCAATACTCTGTGACATAACACAGAAAACAGTTAAGAGTATGACTATTGAAAGCATGGAAACTGTAAACTCTTTACTGGAGGAATTAGAAGATCCAAGTCAGACAGAATTTGAGTTTTTTCCAATTATAGAATTGAAAGGAGAAAAATACGGAATACATCCAAACCTCTCAGAGCTTACTGTGGGAGAGTATGCAGACCTTGAGACAGCTTGTGTTGATTCTGATGCAAACTTGCTTCAAATCCTCTCTATACTATACAGAAAGGTCACACACGAATCAAAAGACTTCTATCAGATAGCACCATACACTGGAAGTGAAAACAGAAAGATATTCAATGAGTTGAAAATGGACAAAGTTTTCTCTTTACTCGCTTTTTTTTTGAATATAGGTCTGACCTTTATGAAAGATTCAGTGCAATCTTTGGAGGCGGTGGAGAGGTAGGTTCATCAATGGCAAATAAATGGGGTTGGTTCGCTTCAATATATCATCTGGCTGGTGGAGACATATTAAAAATTGAAGCCGTTACAGAGCTTAAAATTGAACAAGCATTTACTTTCTTGTGTTACGAATTAGACTTATCTATATCTAAGAATAATAAAGACATAATCAAGTAATATGGAAGCAAATCAAAGTGAAACCACAGTATATAAATTACTGGAAGCATTTGAAACGTATGGAGCGAAAAACACACAGATTCACAGCACTGTAATCGGGCCAATTGATGAAATGGATGTAAAGAAGATGAATGCAGACTTATTTCCATGTTTGTTTGTGAATCTTAGTGCTGGAAGTATTGACAAAGGTGAAGCAGAATTGACAGTGG